GGCAATTGCGGGTTGTCTGGTGAGTCGCCGAATACGAGAGTGAGTTTAAAGAAGTTGAAATAAAACTGTCTCAAGCTTGAACACGTTCACAGGGATCGTACAGAAAGTAGGATCGCGGCCATGTGCGTTCGCGTTGGATAGCGTTTTCATATTTGGTGTGCAAGAAGTAACTTTGCACTTCAGCTTTCGTTGGGAAGTGGCTGAGATCGAAGGGCAATTGCGGGTTGTCTGGTGAGTCGCCGAATACGAGAGTGAGGCCAGCCGGGTTAGGGGTGTAGCCTTGTTTGGCGTAGTAGAGATAAATCTCTTCAAGTACGTCGTGAATTCGAGAGTCGCCTTTGCGATTGCAGGCGGCGTATCTGAAACCGATGGCTTGTGCCATGGTGATTTCAGGCGTCGGGTTTTTCGCTTTGGTGTGGAAGAATTGAGCTAGCATGATAATGGTGTCGCGGTAAGGCAAGCCATTGTAGTTGCGGTAGCTCAGTACTTCACGTCCGTTTAGCGTGTTTCCAATCTCTGACTTGTCGACGGAAATAACTGATTTGAAATAATGATCAGCTAACCTTTGCAGTTCTAGCAAAAAGTCATCGTGAGACGAGGGAGGGATAAGGACAGCTAGGCGTATGATTGAGTCATCGCCTTGGACTTTGATGATGCATTGGACTGGGTCGATTGAGCATGCTGATAGTAGTGTTGCAACCATCGTGTAGTTGTACTCTGAATCGATCAGTTGGGTGATAAATACCCCAGAAGGAATAGCGGCGTAAATGCGTTGGAACATTCGGCCGTCCGGGATAACAATAGGGCTATCAAAAAAGCATTCTCTTGTCCAATCGAAAAGTCGATCGAGACGTGAGGCTTTGTCAGAATTCCAATCCTGTGAGGTGTCGGGGTAAGACACAGTAGGCAGGTAGCCTTGGCTGAAATCGAGGAATCGTCGGTTGACGGTGAAGATTCGTCGAATGAGGGAGAAGTAGGCTCGCTTGTCGAAGCGTTTCCAGTCAATGGTAAGGAAGGATTGTCTAATGTAGCCATTAAACAGTTCAGCGTTGAGTCTGATCCATCCACCAGTGAAGGTTTCGTAACTCCAGAGCATTGGTGTGCGTCCAGGGTTGAGCTTCATCCAGGCGATATACTCCCAGTACAGCATTGTGTCTGCGATGATCCAAGGCTTGGAGCAGCCCCAGATTGTTCGCATTTTGTTAGGATCGTTTTTCTTAACGATAGCGGTCTTGGTGTGTAGTAGCATCGGGAAAATGAATCGGTCTTTTACGTAGGATGAGGATCCTAGTTGGGTGAGGTCTGAAAATCCGCTTTTGATGATGTGGTGCCATCTGCGGGTCCAGGAGAAAATTGCGGACTTTTGAAATCCGAATTTGGGTGGTGTGAGTGAGTCAAGTTGACCTTGAGAGGGTTCAGGGCCATAGCGACGGAGTGCGTCAGCTGGGTTGACATAACCGGTCCATTGCTTAGTTTCGGGATTGTAAAAATCTCCGAAAGTTTTGCGGTGTGATAAAAAGAAATCATCTGTTGAGAACGGTGGTTCTGAGTTAACTTGCCATTTGTAAGGGTAGTGGTGCTCGACGTCATTGAGGTGTGCGGGGAGGCAGGGGTGTGGAGGCTTGAAAGCTTGTTCCATACAGTAGAGACCATGTTCGACGTGTTCGTCGTACGGTATCGAGTGTTGTTCGACATCGGTGGCAAAGAAGTCTGCTAAGATAGCATCTTCGGTTGGTTCGGTGCGTCGGTAATCATCAACGATAGTTGTGATTTCAGCATCGGTTAGGTACTTGCGGAATGCAACGAGAAGAGTTTTCTGATGTCCAGCAATAGCTGCAGTGTTGGGCACTGTAGTGTGTGGGTGTACGTGGTAGTTGCCGACCAGTTTGAGGTTTCCATTGCCTTTAAAAATTTGCACTATGCGTGAGAAGGCAGAGGTGAGTGATTCCATTTTGGTGAGAGAGGTGAAAATAATTAGCTTTTGAATGATTGGTTTGTATTGAGGCCAATCGCTT